CTATCAATACATGATCTGGCTGGCCGCGCTGCTGCTCGGCTCGTTCGGGGCCGGCTGCTCGTTCGGCCTGACCGTCCGCACCACCAAGGGAAAGAAGCCCGCCAATGCTCGCCGCAAGTGAATTCGCATCGTCCATCGCCATCGCCGTCCTGCTGCTGGTGAGCGGCGTCGTGGGCGGGTTCTGGTACTGCCGGAAGTCGAAGTGAGGGGATGGCCCTGCTGCTGCGGAGACGGCGCGCCGTGCGTCGGCAACAGCTGTTGCGTGGCCTGCGACGGCGACAACTGCTGCGTGATCGCGGAGCAGTACGTCGTGGACCTCGGCACCGTCTCATGCGACTGCTGGACATGGGGGGACTACGAGGTGAGCTCTCCTGGTAATCGATGGTGCCTGGACGGAACCCCCGGAAGCCCATGCCCAGGCGCGGGATGGTCGCAGATCAACGACTGCCCATGGCAGTGGACCTTGAAGAACGGCAACTGCGACGCCGGGCCATGGATGCAGCACGTGCTGGCGCAGTGCAACGAGAGCGGGGTGGCGTGCCCGGACTCGACCCGCAACGACTACAGCTGGACTTGGCCGACGGGCACCGTAACGGCCCAGTTCCCGATGGACCTCGTCGCGAACCCGCTTGACCCGACGGGCCAGTGCGGCGTCGTGCTTCCGAACGAAACCGGGACCATCAGCTACACGTCCTACACCGGCGCGCCCAATGCGGCCGCGAACAACGCGGTGGTCTGCTACCCGTACCCAGCCACAGACCCGGATGACCCGTTCACTGGCACGCCGCCGTATGCGGGCGCCGTCGTGGTCCAGGCCGGTTTCAAGGCGTGCCAGCCACACCCGTGCATAGAGTGGCAGCCCAACGATTTCATGGTCGAACCCATGTGCGAGCCATGCACGGAAAGATGGGACATACTGACGGTCGCTTATTTCATCCGCAACGAGCACCAGGTGCAGGACAACCGTGGCCAAGACCTGTGGTGTGACTCAAGTGCGCCGAATGCCGTCTGCTGGACCTACGACACCTGGACCGCGCTGGTGCGCTACGTCCGCAAGCCTGTCTGCCCGGAGTCCGGTGCCCGGTCCATCGTCGGCAGCTACCAGTTTGCGTGCGCCGAGGTCTACCTGCCGACCACCAGCGTGTTCGCCGTCACCGGCGTGAACGGCCAGCTTGAGCACCAGGCGGGCATCGGACGCCGGCTTCAGTACGTCGTGCTGCCCGGCAACTGCGGCGACTCGCGCTGCGTCTGGCAGTTCCCGTACGACACCGCCTGCCCAGGCGGCTTCTACACCAGCGGCAACAAGGCCAAGATCTGCGGCCCGGTGGTGAGCGGCTACGGCTGGACGTTCCCCTCGACGGTGACGATCAACTATGCACCGTGACCCGGAGGCCATGTTCCGGCAGCACCTCGATCGCCAGCCACGGCGAGAACCCGGCCTCGGCGACGTGGTCGCCGGCGCCGCGAAAGCCGTCGGCATCAAGCAGAAGCCAGGCTGCGGCTGCCATCGACGCCAGCGGGCTATGAACCGCGCGACGCCTTCTTGGCTGCGGCGGCTGCTTGGGCGGCTTGCTCGGCTTTCACGGCCTGCTTCAGGCGCTCCTGGTCCCGCTTCTTCCACGCGGCGAGCATCCCCCGCGTGACCCCGTCGCGGACGATCAGGTAGAGCACCAAGATGCCGAAAGGCCAGGCGGCGATCTCCAGGCACGCCATGGTGTCGGAAGTGTCACGCTGCGCCAGCAACAGGACTGCATTCAGCATCTTCGGTTCCTCCGGAGAAATATGTAGCACCCCCGCGACATTAATGCTACAGTCTGATCACTCTTAGACGCGACCTTTTCGCGGACGGCCGACCGGGCGGACCACGGACAGCGCCTTTACTTGGGCTCTGGTCCACAAGTAGTTACTCCCGATTCGGCGTTCCGCCTTGATTCCTTTCACCGACGCACGGTGAAGCAGCGTTCGCACGGCGATACCCAGCTCGCGAGCCGCCTCCGCCGTGCTCAACAGATCTGGCATCCTCGTAAAGTAGCAAACTTCCTTGGTGGGCCGGCGTGGACGAATCAATTCGACGATGGGAGGAGCGCATGGAAGCGCTGGACTACAGCCCGGTCCACAGGGCTAAGTCTGCGCAAACCGTGCGGGCGCTGTGGCTTGCGCATGGCGTCACCCAGCCGGGCGACATCACCGGGCCGATGGTCGAATCGTTCCTGGACAGTCAACCAAGCGCCAAGACCGCGGCCAACAAGCGCAGCCACATCGGGGCCTACCTGGACTGGTGCCTCGCCCACGGGCTGGTGCAGCTCAACGTCGCCAAGGCCGTGCGGTCGCGCCGGCCGCGCCCAGGGAAGGGGGCCGACGTGCTTCGCCCCGAGCAGCTTTCGGCCGTTCTGCACCGGCTGGAGGTCCACGGGCGCCCGGACGGCCGATCCACCGCGATCTACCGCTCGGCCGTCTACCGCTTCCTGTGGGCGACGATGCTGCGCGTTTCGGAAGCCTGGGCGCTGACGTGGCCTGACATCGACCAGGACAACCGGGTGCTCCTCATGCCCGTTGAGAAGGCCCGCCGTGCGGCGGTCCTGCCGCTGTCCGACGATGCCATGGCAGCGCTGGCCGTCGCCCGGACCTTCGGCGACGGCGACAGGATCTTCCCCGTCCAGGTGAGCCACCACACCCTGCACAAGGATTTCAAGGCCGCCGGCGTCGGCGGGCGCGGTGCGTTCCACCGGCTGCGCAAGGGTGGCATCACCGCCTGCGTCGAAGCAGGCGTCCCCCTGGCTGATCTTGCGAAGCTGTCACGCCATGCGAACGTAAGTGTGCTCGTCCAGAGCTACTACGTCCCGGCGGACCCGACGTTGCGCAAGGCGCAGGCCGCCCTGCGCCTCGGAGCTGCGTAAAAATATGTTAGGAAGGATCCTTCCATTTCCCGATGGAGTGCTATAACACGCACCATCGGGCGCCGGGAAGTGAATGGAGCCGAGGGGAGTCGACCCCTTGGCAGGCGCCCCAAAAGACAGGGGAGATTTCCATGCCACAGGTTACTGACCTCACGCTACAGCCGAGCGCGACGGGCGCTCTCACGCCCACGCAACGGGCGACCGCGAACATGGAGCTGGTCCGGGTGCTCGCGCCCGTCGTGAAGAAGTCGCACGTCGTGAAGATTCAGGGGAAGGAGTACCTCCAGGTCGCCGGCTGCCAGGCCATCGGCTCGGGGCTCGGCTACACGACCGGCACGCTGTCGGTGCAGTTCATCGAGGAGCAGGGCGGGCTTCCGGCGCGTTGGGAAGCCACCGTCGGCGTCTACGACTGCATGACGGGGATGATGGTCGCCAGGGGCACGTCGGCCGTCTTCATGGACGAGGCGCGCTGGCGCAAGGCCGAGCACTTCGCCTGCATGGGAATGGCACAAACCCGCGCCACCGGGCGCGCGCTGAAGGGCGTGATGGGCTGGGCGTTCAGCCTCATCGGCGTCGAGGGGTCGTTCGCCGAGGAGATGCCCGTGGACGCGCCTACGACGGCGCAGGAGGCGCCCGCGCCCGCGAAGGCTCTGCCAGCACCATCCAAGGCGTCGAAGCCCGCAGGAGGCAAGCAGGCGTCCGCGCCGGCCTTTCAGGAGCTTCGCGGCGTTTGTGCAGGAGTGCAACCAAAGACCAGCAAATCCGGGAAGGAGTACTGGCGAGTCGGCATCGAGGCCGGCGAAGGCGTCGAGTGGTTCACCTCGTTCGAGCCCGTGAAGTTCGACGCGGGCGCGAAGATCGTCCTCCAGCTCAAGCCCTACGGCGACGGCATGGTGGTGCACGACGGCTGGGTCGATCCGGCGGGAGAGGAGGTGCCGTTCTGATGCCGAAGACGCATCCGAGTGAGGTCTTCCGCCTCGCCCCGTGCCTGACCTCGGACGAGCTGCTGGTGCTCCTCGCCCTGGCCGACTACGGGGAGCGGATCTTCCCGTCCCAGGCGGCGCTGGCGGCCAAGACCAGGCTCCACCGGAGCACGGTCAACAAGGCGCTCCAGTCGCTCCGGAAGAAGGAGGTGGTGCGCGCCAAGGGGTTCGGGAAGGCGCTCACCTACATGCTCGACCTGTCGCCCGCAGCGACAGGTACGTGTCGCTCAGAGCGACAGGTGGTGTCGCTGGCAGCGACAGGTGGTGTCGCTCCCAGCGACAGGGATCCTAACTATAGAACTAACCACCAACCTAACCAAGGCGCGGCTGACGCCGCAGCGGGGGGGAGGCAGGATTTCGATGAGCTGGTCGGAAGGATCCGAGCCCGCGACCCTCGGGCGGACATCGACGCCCAGCGCCGGGTCTGCTCCAGGGTGATGGAGCAGCACGGCCTCGCCAGGGAGGACATCCCGCCGGCGTGGCGTCTGCTGTGCCTGAACTGGGCGCGTACCGGCAACGCGCCGTACGACACGCTCCAGCGCATCGTGAACAGCCTCGAAGGCGCCCGTGACGTTCGGGCGGTGGTGCTGCACAAGATCAGGGGGGTGGCGGCATGAGCGACGAACGATGCAACGCGGACCTCGGCCCGCTCACGGCGAAGCTGCTCGAGCAGCAGCGCGAGATCGCCCGCCTGACCGCCGAGCGCGACGAGGCCCGTCGCGAGGTCTGCGGCTGGGCAGGGCAGGCACGCAACCTCGACCCCAACGTGATCGCCATGCAGCGGGGATGGAAGGTGAAGGTCAAGCACGAACCCGACGCCAGGCACGACCGGCCCGAGGAGGTCGTGGTGGTCAAGGTCGGCAGGCACAAGGTGCAGGAGCTCAAGCCATGAACAGCAGGGCAAAGGGATCGCGTGGCGAGCTGGAGGCAGCACGGGTGCTGACCGAATGCACAGGCGTCGAGTGGCGTCGGACGGCCCAGCGCTGGGGCAAGGCCAAGGCAGACCTAGAGCCCGTCCAGGGCGATTCTGCGCTCCATGTCGAGGTGAAGGTGCGCGGCCACCGGCTGACGCACTGGCAGCGCAGGGCAGAGAAGCAGGTGCTGAGCATCACCAACGACGGGATGCTCTTCTGCCTGCTTTCGAACCTGCACCGCGTGAGGGAGCAAACCGTGCTCCCAGAGCGTGCGCCGCAGTGCAAGGCCGTCGAGGGGTTTATGGAGCAGGCCATCCGGGACGCCGACGAAGGCAAGATCCCGGTCGTGGTGTGCAGGCAGGACCATGGGCCGTGGCTCATCGCATGGCGCAACGAGGACGATGACCGCTTCTGCGAGGCCGTGCGTGGCGCTGCGTAGGTGGAAGTTCAAGGGCAGCCTGGGCGAGCCGTTCAGGCTTGAAGCGCCCAAGCCCGTGCGCAACTGGCGCAGGCAGAAGCACTATCGCCAGGTGAACCTGCAATGCGCCAACTGCGGCACCATCGCGCAGCTGGAGACTGACCACGTCGTGCCATTGCATCGAGGTGGGAAGGACGAGTGGAGCAACCTCCAAAGCCTGTGCAAGGACTGCCATGCAGCGAAGACAGCGCGCGAAGCAGGCGAACGAGCAGGGTGAAGCATCTGCTTCACTTGGATATTATGCGCTTTGGACGCATAATATCAAGAATCGGACGTTTATGTCCATATTCGATATTATGCGCAACACCCCCCCTTTGGGGCCGAGGGGGGGTTGCCTTCTGGGGACCGCGTTGGGGGAACCGTGAAAACCGACCGACGGCGTAAACATCGCCCAAAGCCGCCTTTATGCGCCCAGCAAGCGGACGCGTACGCGGAGGCCGTCCTGGACGGGTCCACGACGGCAAACGCACGGATCCGCGACGCTTGCCGCCGCTACCTGGCCGAGCGGGCGAAGCCGGCGGCGCACTCGGTGTGGTGGGACGAGCAGCGGGCCGAGGACGCCCGCGCCTTCGCGCTGAAGTGCGGGCAGGGCGCCGAGGCCGGGGCGGGGCAGCCGCTGGTCTGGATGCCCTGGCAGTGCATGGTCGCGATGGTCCTGCTCGCCAGGCGGCGCGTGATCGACGGCAGGCGCTCGGACACGCCCGCGACGAAGGCGCTGCTGCTGGCGGTCGCTCGCGGCAACGGCAAGACCGAGTTCGCGGCGAGCCTGCTGATGGCGGCGATGCGCGACACGGGCAGCCGGCTGGAGTTCTGCTCGGTGGCCCCGGACGGCCGGCTCGCCCAGAAGACCTTCGAGCGGATGCAGACCATGTGCGGCACGCTCGCGGGCGACGTGGCCGACAAGGACGAGAACAGCTGGAAGGCGACGGGCGGCTCGACGCCTGCGCACCCCGGCCGGGTGCGCCACGGCGGCAATCGGTACATCTCGCTGCCCTGCACGGACAAGGCGCTCGACGGGCTGACGGCGCGCCTGGTCATCGCGGACGAGGTCGCCCGCATGGACAAGGCGTTCGGCCGCCTCCTGACGGGCCTCGCGAAGTTTGCGACAAGCCAGCTGCTCGCCATCACGACGCCCGACCCCGAGCAGAAGACCCGCCCGATCTGGGGCTACTGGGACCAGCTGGAGCGCTCCATCGCGGACGGCAGCCCATACCCGGCCGGCTGGTGGCCGATGCTCTACGGGCTCGAGCAGGATGACCAGGCAGCCGACCCAACGACGTGGGGCAAGGCGCACCCAGGGCTCGGCACCATCATCGATCCGACGCAGCTGGAGCTCTCGGCGCGGACCATGCTCCAGTCGGGCGACCCCGAGCAGATCGCGGAGTTCGAGACGCAGCTCGCCTGCCGTTACCACGAGATCGCCACGACCGACGTGGACCTGTCGGTGCTCGAGCGGCAGATGCAGCCCTGCGACTGGTCCCGCCTACAGGGCGCGCCGGCGGTCATCGGCCTGGACCTGTCCCGAGGCGGCTACGGACCGCAGCTGGACCTCACCACCATGTGCCTGATGGTCGTGGATGGGCCGCAGCTGCGCGCCCGGAACGTCTCCTGGTGGGCCGGGCTCGACATGGCCCTGGACGAGAAGCGGTGCCGAAACCCCCTCGGGCAGTGGTGCGAGCGGGGGTTCCTGCGCCGGATGCCCGGCGAGTACCACGACATGACCATCGTGGAGGCCGAGATCGAGGCGCTGATGGCCCGCTACGACATCCGCAAGATCGGCGTGGACCCGCACCCAAGCCAGGCGCGGGATGTCAAGCGCTGGCAGGACCGGGGCTGGCCCATCGTGCCCATCGACCAGTCGATCCGCACCATGGCCCCGGCGTGGAAGCTCTGGGGCGACCTCCTGAAGAGCCGCCAGCTCTGCTACGAGGACGATCCGGTCCTGCGTGCGGCGCTGAACGCCGTGCGGCTGGTCAAGGACAACGTCGGCAACATCCGCCCGGTGAAGGGGCGCAGCTCTGGCAACACCGACGCCGTGGTCGCCGGCAACATGGCCGCGATCCTGATGGAGCACCACCAGGTGCGCGAGGCGAGCGGCATTGCCAACAGCGCCTGCCCCATCGGTTGAGGTATGCGCTGAGGTGCAACCTGAGGTCCATCGTGCCACTCTCTTGAAATCCGCTTGACATCTGGGGGCACATTCGTTCCATCCGGAGCGTGACGTGGTTCTCGCGCATCTTCGCGGTGAAGCCGACCGTCGTGGTCTGGCAGTCCGGCGCCACCACGCCGACCGTGGACCCATCGACCCTCCCGTCGGTGGTGCGCGCCGTCCAGCTGCTTTCGACCGACATCGCCCGCCTGCCGATCCGCGTGGAGCGCGAGGACGGCACCGTCATCGACGGCCACCCCATCGCCCAGCTCCTGAATCGGGACGCCAGCCGCTGGCAGTCCGGATTCGACTTCCGCCGGTTCGTCACCAGCTGCGCGCTTACCTCGGGCAACGGCCTCGCGCTGATCCGCCGGGCCAGCGACGGCACCGTCGCGGAGCTCCAGCCGATCCCCGTCGGCGCCGCCCGCGCCCAGTGGACCGACGAGGGCGTGGAGTACCTGATCAAGGACGTGAAGCTCGCCGCCGACCAGGTGGTGCACATCGGCGCGTACCCGGACCTCCTGTTCCCGGCGTGGTTCGTCTCCCCGCTCGACGCCACGGCCCACGCCATGCAGCTCGCGGCCGACCAGGACGCGGCGCACTCGGCGCTCGTCAAGACCGGCTCGACGGGCAAGATCAGCCTCAGCCATCCGGGCGCCATGAGCGACCAGGCCGTGCAGTCCATCCGCGACGCCTGGCAGACCATGCACGCGAACCCGGAAGGCGCCTCGCGGCCGCTGATCCTGCGCGAGGGCATGAAGGCCGAGCGCATCAGCCAGGAGACTTCCAGCACCAACCTGGAGTCCCGGCGCTTCAGCATCCAGGAAATCGCCCGCGCCTTCGGCATCCCGCCCGAGATGCTCTTCCAGCAGGGCGGCGGCGCGCTTGTCTCGCAGGTCGAGACAGCCCGTGCATACGTCGATGGCGGCTTGTCCATGTGGACTTCCGCCTGGTCTGCAGAGATCGAGCGCAAGCTGCTGCTACCTGGAGAACGGCTTGCGTTCGACAAGGACGTGCTGCTGCGGGGCAACTTGAAGGACGCCGGGCAGGCGCTGTCGAAGCTCGTCCTGTCCGGGATCCTCAGCCCAAACGACGCCCGTCGGCGGGTCGGGCTGCCGCCGCTGCCCGGATTTGACGAGCCGACGGTGGCGATGCCGGGAGGCGCTTCGGCGTCCGTCGGCCCAGACGAATCGGGGAGCCAAGATGCTTGAGGTCCGCACCACGTCCTTCGAGCGCGACGGCAACCGCCTGACCGGCTACGCGGCCGTCTACGACGCCCCGAGCCACCCGCTCGTCGTGCGCAGCGTGAACGGCGGCAAGCCGTTCACCGAGCGCGTGGCGCGCGGCGCGTTCGACCAGAGCCTCCGCGGGAACATCTCGCTGCTGGTCGGCCATGACCGTCGCGAGCTTCTCGCCAACACGAAGAGCCAGCGCCTGAAGCTCGCGTCGGACGAGCGCGGCCTGGCCTTCGATGTCCAACTGCCGGATACCCAGCGGGCGAAGGACGTGTACGCCCTGGTCGATTCCGGCGTCCTTTCCGAGATGTCTTTTGGTTTCGTAGTCCGCTCGGACGCCTGGAAGGGCTCCGAGCGCACCCTCACGCAGGTGGACCTGCGCGAGGTTTCCATCGTCGAATCAGGCGCGTACCCGCAGACAAGCGCCGAAGCACGCACCTACAGCCCCGCTCTCGCGAGGCTTCGTCTGCGTTTGAGGGCCCTCACATGAAGACCACCGACCTGTTCAAGAAGCGCGCAAACCTCATCGAGCAGCGCGATGCGCTGTCCAAGGAACTGAACGAGCTCCTCGGCAGCGAGCAGCTGACCGCCGAGCAGGAGGCCCGTGGCTCCGAGCTCATGGACAAGCTGGAGCCGCTCAAGCGGGACATCGAGGAGATGCAGAAGCACATCGGTGCCTCGCAGCTCCGCGAGCGGTTCGCGTCCTACGCGGCCGTCGAGAAGGCCACCCAGGAGAACGAGAAGCGCTCCACCGAGTGGACGGCCTCGGGCGAGTACCGCGAGCAGTTCATCGACTGGTGCCGTGGCGGGCGCGCGCCCGAGACGCGCGGCCTGGCCGAGTTCCGCGACATCACGACCTCGAGCTCGTCGGGCGTCCTGGTCCCGAAGATCTACGAGGCCGGCATCCTGAAGTACCTCGACCGCAACACGGTCGTGCGCAACCTGGCCGACCTCCGCACGGGCGTGAAGGGCAGCGTCACGCTGCGCCGGAACAACCTCGAGACGGACGCGGCGGTCACGACCTTCTGGACCACCGAGGCCAACAAGACGCAGACGGCCTACGACGCGGCGCACGCCGAGATCAACCTCAACCCCGTCGGCGGCCTGCCGAAGTCGGAGCTCACCCAGTGGGTGGTCCGGCAGTCGGACTTCGACATCGAGGCCGAGGTGATCTCGCACCTCCAGAAGATGATCGCGCGCGGCATCGAGTCGGGCTACACCGTCGGCACCGGCAGCGGCCAGCCCACGGGCCTGTTCCTGAACGACACCGACTACAAGGGTGTTTCCTACAGCGCCGCGCACGCCTCGGGCACGGGCTGGGACAACGCCTTCACGGTGGACCGCTTGGCACAGCTGCGCTACCAGCAGCTGCCCGCCGAGT